CAGTGAACACACGCAAAAGCCAACCACCCAAAAAAAAAACCACAAGTAGCATCTCACAATAAGATGTCTTCGAAAGGCGCGCTAGGCCGCAGGGGGGGCGAACTTAATGTTAGCCCCCCCCAGGCCGTCAGCGCCGTTGCTTCCTCCAAAAGCTCGGGTTTCAGTTCCACTACCCGCCACCGGTCCTCCGAAAGTGCCTCCCAGTGCGGCTCCCAGTTGGCCGTCACAATTACTTTTGGGCATTTACGCAAGCGCACACAGCCGCCCATATACTTGGTGTTTGTGAAACGGCGGTCCTTGAACGCCTCCAAAATCGGGTATATGCTTTCGCGGTCTTTCATACTGCGTCTCAGGTCAATCAGCACCACGCTGCCGTCCCAGCCTCGCTCAACGGCGTTCTGCACGATATTTGCCGTGTCAGTCACGCGTCCGAAATCCGTCAAGAAAAGGCTCTTTTCCACGGTGTATTCTTGTTCGAGAAACTCAAGAAATTTCGTTTTTCCCGCGTTGCCTTTGCGTTCCCACAACCAAACAACGGCCCGGTCGTTATGCGTTCGGTCAATCCAGTCTTTAGCTGCCTGTTGCCACGCCCGCGGTTTAATCCGCTCTTCAGGCTCGGTTTCTACGGGTTTGTGTTTATACAGCGCAATTACGCCCGTTACGTCCGCCAGCCGCTTTACTTGCGTCGAAAGTGCTTCTTTTATGTCTTTACAGTCCCATACGCGTTCCGCAACCGGCGTTTCTATCGCCAGCAAGTCTGCGTTTGCCGCGTCTTCTTTACCAAGGTATTTCACACATTCTTTCCAGTGTGAGTTGGTTATCACCTTCTTTATGTGAGGGTGTATGTTTTCGAAATCGAAAATCCGGCAATTCTTGCTCTGAAAGCGTTTCGTCCAGTGTAGCAACACGTGGGTATGTAGATACGGCGTCGTTTCATCGCCCGTTTCATGCGCTGCCCTGAAGAATTTCAGCGGTGTTCCCAGCCCGTTAAAAAACTCCTCCAGTTTTTGCTTGTCCAAGTGCGTTTTGTATGTCAAAAGTGCTCGTTGGTTTTGAAAAGTAAATGACTTTTCTTCGCTCATCGAAACCTGTATATACATACTTACTTACTTACTGAGTTTTTTTATATAAAAAAAAACTGTTTTTCGGCAGTTATATATATGAATGCCACTCAGGAGATTTCGCAGGAAATCAAGCTCTTACAGGAGATTAAAGCGCTCTGCCTCAAGCTCGTCGAGCAGGACGAGGACAGCGGGTCGGAAAGCGAGGGTAGCGTCATCACGTTACAGCCGCCGCCTAAAGAAAGCGCCCCTTTACAGGTCGAAAATAAAGACAGCGGGAATAGCACCGCAATTGAAAACAAAACTGATCTACTCGGACACAGTGGCAATTGCAGCGGAAAGTGGGACATATCAGGAGTATGTGCTCGTACTCAACAGCATTTACGATCCAGACGCGACAGGTGTAGGCCACCAGCCGAGAGCAAGGGACCAGTTCGCTTCGTTGGGTTACCTTAAATACATCGTCACAGGTGTCAAAGTGGAGTTAGATTTCTACCCAGGCGATAGTTCTGCGGTAGGCAGTTACGCTACAAACATGATAGTTGGTTCGCTAACCGGTCTTATGAGTTCCGACGCTATGACAAGTTCTTACAACGACCTCTTGGAAATGCCTTACAACCCACTCGTACAATACAGGCGTCTGGATAGAGCGCCTTCTACAGCGTCTCAAGCGAGATCTTCTCACAAAATCATGCGCAAGAGCTACAGTATCAAAAAGCTGGTTTCACAATTGTCGCAATCAAACTACAATGCCGCAACCGGCTACGATTGGCCACAAGATTACACAGCTGCTTACAACGGCAACCCCACAAACGAGATTTTCCTTACGTTATTTGCCGCAAGCTTGCCTTCAGACGGTACTACCAGAACACTACCTTATGTCTACTGTTGTTTCAGGCTCACTTATTACGTTACCTGGCAGAACCCCACCTACCCAGGCCAGTCATAAAGCACGCTTACAAAAGCACACCACTTTTTTTTTCCCACAAGAGAGGCCCACAAAAAGCACAAAAAAAACCCATGATGAAATGAATTTTTCCCTTTTAGTTGAGAGAGAGACGCGTGTGGAACGTCGGCGCGAGACCCGAAAACGGGTTCACCCACGGCTGATACCCGTTTGAGGCTCGTAGCGCCACAGTGAACACACGCAAAAGCCAACCACCCAAAAAAAAAACCACAAGTAGCATCTCACAATAAGATGTCTTCGAAAGGCGCGCTAGGCCGCAGGGGGGGCGAACTTAATGTTAGCCCCCCCC